CCAAAGGAGCAAGAGGTTCAGTTCTTATACCTAAATCATATTCACATTCAGATTGGAGTGGTGGATGGTTATACAAAGTTTTCGGAAATGTTTATAAATAAGAGGTTATAAAAATGAAATTCAAAGAAATAATTAATAAATTAGAAGAAATAGAAGGTTCATTAGATGACGCTTTCTACTCTTTACCAGAGTATAACGCAAATACTGATTCAAGGGATTATATAGATTCCGCACGAAGTGAGTTATATTCTTTAAAAGAAGATATTGAAAAAAGTGAAAAAAAGACTTGACTTTAACAAAAATATGTCGTAAGATCAAGTAGAAATTAGAGGAAATAATAATGAAAGTAAATGGAATTAAATTTAGTGAAGTAGTAGATGTTTATGATACTCACGGACCATATGACAGAGAAGTTGAAGTTCTTGGTTATGATGAAGATGGTAATGAATATTCAGCAGCAGGTATGGAATCTTGTGGTGAATTGGTTGACATCTATGAAGAAACTATTTTAGAAATAAATTCCGATCTTTATGTTCCAGATGAAGTTTGGGAACCCGAATATTTGGGTGATAGATAATTTAATAAGTGGGACTCAGCCACGTTAAAAAGGGAGCATGGTGGTTACTGGGTTTCTACCGAATTTGAAACCCTGGCAACAGTTTTTTGAAAATAGGTTAGGTTACAAATCAGCAATCTCAAGAGAGTTCTGAACCCGATAGGTCGTTAAATAAGTAAGCTAGTTGACCAAGAGCCGAGGGGAGATTTAAGGAAGTTGGTAACTTCTATTCCGACAAAGAGAAAATCCATACAAACTGGTCGTTGAATTGAGAGATAATCTGAGGGAATTGAGATGTACATCGTAGCTCGGTCACTACTCTCTCTTCCCCCTAACTATTAAATTTTTATTTAGTTTTTTGAAAATTTGGAGTTTTGGAAAAGTGCAGAGAGTTATAAACTCTGTATGGAATTGACCGAACAATGGGTATCCTTTAGAAGCCCATAAGGTAGTCCAAGGCAAACTTGTGGTGAGTTTAGAAGTGGTGAAATTCTATTTCTACACCGAGACATCGGTTGTCTAATGTACTTTCTGAAAAATTAAAGAAGCGATTCTTTAGACCTTGTTGTAGGTAAGGGTAAAACTGAAATCCTACTTTCATGACCGAATTAATCTAAACTCAGAGAGATAAGGTAATGGCACAGAGGTTGTACTCACTTCAATGGGATTAACCATCTTGAGAAGAATCACCATAACTGGTGGGTGTTAGGTACAAGGGCAATAAAATCTGAGCAGAGAGTTGTAGGTAATCGCAAGTCCTACATTCCCCCAAATTTCCAAATTTTAACGATTTAAAATTTCTACTTATTAATAAGAAAAGGAATATGATTATGACAAATAATAATAATAAACTTATAGCATACGTGCTTTTGGTTATAGTAATAAATGGGTTTTTTTCTATTAACATAATAGAAAAAAATAAGCAATTTTATAATTCTCAACTAGATAATCAAACAGTTGTTATTGAAACTTTAAGATCAGAATTAAAAGAATTTTATAAATATGGCGTAGAGGTTGATGTAACAATGTACAGACCAACGAGGCGTGAAACAGATAGTACACCAAATATTACAGCAGATGGAACTCGTATTAGTATTAGTAAAGCAAGTGATTATAGATTTGTGGCATTATCTCGTAATCTTTTAAAAAGGTGGGGTGGACCATTTGACTATGGAGATTTCATTCTTATTAAAGGAACACCAAATGGGCATAAAGATGGTGTGTATAATGTACGAGATACGATGAATCCAAAGTATGTTAATTATGTTGACATATTAGAATCTACAGATGTTAAACCTTACAAGTATACAAATGTACATCTTTATAAGATGAATTGGCCAACTAATTTAATAAACATAAATAGTAATAAATAAAAAAATACTTGACTAACAATGAATTTATTGTTATATTATACTGGATGTCAAATAGGTTATCGTTCTATAAAAGAATTGAATCTCGAATTCGAGATTCTAATGGGGGGCATGGTTCTTTCTTCCTTTCTTCCGTGCCCCAATAATTAATAAATCATAAGAGGTAAATTGTGAAAAAAATAAATATAGATATGTCTCAATTTGAGCTTAGTAAAGATGATATAAAACAAATGAGATCGATTGATAAAAAAACATTATCAAGTCCTAATTATAAAAAAAATAAACGAGTTAATCTTGAGTATTATGCTGAAGATGAATTGGAAGATGTTGGAACTGATGATTATTCTGATTGTGACGGTAGGGAAGAATTAGAAACACTCGGCGATGCTGGAATGGATATTTATTAATGAACAAAACATATACCATCAAAGAATTTGTATCTGTGGATACACTTGAGCACGTTGGTGAGAAAGTAATTGATTGGTGTATGAATAAATTTGGATTAAGTAAGTATTATGATCATTATCCATATATAGAAATTGACATGGATGAAATTGATTTAATGGGTGAATTTGTCGGTGATAATAATGAAATTATTATTTATCCAAATGCCATGGAAAACATAGATGATTTTGTTTCTACACTTATTCATGAATATACTCATTACTTACAAAGACCGTCTTGGTATACTCGTTATCTAAATAATTTAACATTAAATGAAGCAATCAAAAACAAACATCCATATGAAATAGAAGCAGATGAAGTTGCTATTAATAATTGGAAACAATGTAAAAAAGAGGTATTAAATGAAACAAATAATTAAAGATGTGTTAGATGATATATCCAATAGTCAAATCAATTTAGCATCTGAAGCTGCAAGAAACATGGTTTCAGGTTTAATTTCTGCTGCATTAAAAACTAAAGGTTCTTACAAAGAATATACCAAATATGAATTGGATGAACAAGAGGCTCGAAAGGATTGGGTATGTTCTATATGTGGCAAAAGTACTTTTGACGTGGGTGTTGATTACATTGGTTCGGGTACTAATCATTTGGGTTGTGAGTTAGAAATAGAAATGGGAAATAAAAATGATGATAGTGATATCCCAGAAGGATTAAAAAGAGCTAAAAAACTTTCACGTGGGGCTATGAAAGATGGTACAAGACGAGAAAAGAATTGGTCACAGAAGAACCATGAGGTAAAAGTCTTTGATGATAACGACGCAGATGTAGAGTTGCGAAATAAAATATTTGATTTACAAAAATAAAATTTTTGGCATAAAAAATAAAATAATTAAACATAAATGATAATTGATTTTTTAATGGAAAAACTATTTATGGATATATGGAAATCAATAAAAATCAAATTGTCAATATATTAAATAGACTTGATGATTTAGAAATTGAACAACAAAAAAATAAAGAATTTTTTACTATGGTAAAAAATAGGTTATTGGAATTAAATGTTTGTGTAAATGGCATATTAGATATTATTTCTTATGAAGATGATACTTTATATAAAAATAAAATGGACCAATATGAAAATATAAAATTGCTATTTATTGAAGAATTAAATAAACACGAAGATAAATTTGATGATGATGAATGGAAACAATTGATGAATCAAATTATTGGCGAGTGTTAATTGCTACATTTAATAACAACTATTTTACTTGGAATTATTGCATCATCTTTTGGTGTGGTAATTTTTTATGCACTAAAACGAATTAACCAATATGAATTAATAATTTTAAATATAAATACTACAATTGAATTAATAAAACATCAACTTAAAATGATAGATGACAGTGGCCACTTCGAAGCCGATGATGAAGTTGGTTTCTTTTTTGACGAATTGAAACAACTGGGTGACGAACTTGACCAATTATTTGAAATAACAGGAGAAGTTGATGATGAAAAGAAAGAGAAAAAAGAAGAGTAAAATATACTTTGGTTCTGAAACGCACAACGCAATTATAGAATATAATCATTCAGAAGATATTGCTTTCAGACATAAAATATACACCGAAATAATCCACCCTGCGTTTTTAAAGTTAGTTGAAAATATAATCAATACGTATAAATTTTCGTATTTTGATTATTCATTTGGAGACTTACAAAATGAAGTAGTATCGAATTTAGTAATAAACATACATAAGTTCGATGAAACTAAAGGTAGTAAAGCTTTTAGTTATTTTTCTGTAGTAGCTAAAAATTATTTGATTCTTAATAATAATGCTAATTACAAAAAAATGAAAAGTCATGATGACATTGATTCTCTTTATGATACAGGAGTAATTGATAAAAATATTGAACAATCTGTATCGACTGATATATTTGAAAAGACTATAAGTTATTTTGATAAGGAATTAGAAAATTTATTTCTAAAAGAAAATGATAGAAAAATTGCTGAATCAATATTATATTTGTGTAAAAACAAAGATTCAATTGATAACTTTAATAAAAAAGCAATTTATATTATGATACGTGAAATGACTGATGTTAAAACTTCTAAAATAACTCAAATATCAAATGTATTTCGCAAAATTTATCCTAAACTTCAAGAAGAAGTATTAAAATACGGTCATATAGAAAATTTTAACCTTTCTGGTTCATTATAACTTTCTATACATTCTATATTTATTATTAGAATGTCATGGAAAAAGATTTTAAAATATTCGACGATAAGAACTTCTCTGATTTATCCAAAGAGATATACGAGAATTCTAAATTAAAAAAGACTCAAATTGACCTTTTTATCCAAGAGGTGCATGGCTACATACAATCTATAGAAGATGTTGCTATTGTAGGTCCAGTTTTAAAAGAATTATTTGATGTTGCAGTAAAGAACGATGATAATTTATTAAAGTTGGCTACAGTAATCCAACGGATTATGAATAAACATATAGATTTTACTGATGATACTTCCTTGTTATCAGATGCAGAAAAACAAGAATTAATAGATACTTTAGAAGAAGCTGCTGCTTCACTTCAAGATAAATCAGATAAAATAGAAATGAATAAAATTAGAAAGAGGATAGAGAGTTAGTGACGCTTCCATATGAACATCCACAACAATCAAATGTTAAAGGTCAGACTAACAAAGATTCTGTTCAATCGTCTGAATTTACATTTCATCATGGTCATGTTGAAAAGGCTATAAATGCAATGAAAGATATAGAAGATCATATAGAACCGATCAATGATGTACCAAAAAATGTTAGTCAATGTGTTATATTTACATCTACGTTTGAGGACCCACTTCTCCATCCACATAAGTCAAATCTTATAGCCAGACCTTTATTTCGGGGTTTTAGTGATTCCATAACAAGAGGTGATTCGATAATTTATACGGAAATACCACGTCATTCAAAAAAATATTATTATCTTGGGCCTCTCAATACTACGAATGATCCTAATTATACCCCAGATGATTGGTATAATATATTAAAGCTTTACACGGAAGCTAAAGATTCGCCTGGCGGATATAATATGAATTATCCATTTGTGACAGATATTAGTAAAGTTAGTAAAAACAAAAATTACGATTTGGATAGGCCTTTTGGTATGGGTTTTGGTGAAATAGGTTCTGATGTGGAATTGGATTCAAATGTAACAGATTTGGTTCTTGAAGGTAGATATGGTAATTGTATTAGGTTTGGTACAAGATTTGTGAATCCTTATATTGTTGTTGCTAATAATAACGGCGCAGGGTCAGAAGGGGCGAACAATGGATCTATTATGGGATTATTATCAATCGGTCAAATATCAGATTATTTTCCAGATTTTACAGACTTATCGTCAAATAAAGTAATAATAAAAGGATATGAATCGAAGGAAAGTGGTTATAAAGGATTTCCAATTTGTGCTGGAAATGATAAGATAAGTGGGACAGTTGAAAAAAGCATTGGATTACAGGATAGATTTCATATAGATTATGGTAGTATAAAAGAAACTTCAGAAGAACAAACTGAATATGATCAGATAATAATGTTCTCTGATAGAATTACATTTGATGCTCAAGGAGAAAATGGTGGCGATTTAACCATGTCAGCAAAACGTAATATAAATTTTGGTGCTGGAAATAATTTTACATTAACAAATAAAGGATTCACAGTATTAGAGTCAAAGAATATTTATATAGGTAAGAGTGCTAAACAGCGATCTCAACCTATGGTATTGGGAGAAGAACTCAGAAGACTGTTGGTGAGCATATTGAGATTAATAAATGATTCTCGTGCTTTAGTTCAAGGAGTTCCAATACCATTAATGAAACAAGATTCGAGTCCATTGTTAGCAGACATTACAAAAATAATGCAAGAATTTAATTTAGGAATGATGCCACCACCCGGAGGTACACCAGAATCACCTGATCCTGGATATAATATTCAAGTTGAAGAAGAAAAACCCTTGGGTGATAGAACAACTGGTGGTGCTACATTTTTTAGCAACC